GGAAAATTACTTTCAGAAATTACCCAGTTTTGCCAACAAACGAATACTCATTTATTTTTAGTAGCACACCCAAGAAAAATGGAAAGTGTTGACGGTAAATATAGAGTGCCTAATCCTTACGATATTTCTCAATCATCTGATTTTTTTAACAAAGCATATAATTGTATTACTGTTTATAGAAATCTTGGTCAGCAAACTCAATACTTAAGTGATAGTGTTTCTATATATATACAAAAAGTAAAAAGAAAAGAAAATGGAAAACAAGGAGATTTTATGGTTGCTCCTGATTTTAAAAATGGAGGTGTATATAAAGAGATAAATGAATATGAACAGAAAATCAGTAATCAGAATAGTGACATACCATTTTAAATTTTTACATTTGTATATGTTTGAAATTGAAGTGGCTACTTGTTATGGTTTTGGAATTGGTATATATTATACGAACGAAGATATAGAAGGTATGGAAAAAGTTGCTGACAATTTAAGAAACACAATACAAATAGCATTTTTTTTTGTTATTATAAACATAAATTATTACACAGATGCCTAAAAAAGTAAAAATAAATACATTAATAAAAAATACTGATAATCCTAGATATATAAAAGAAGATAAATTTAATAAACTTGTAAAATCTATTAAAGAATTTCCTGAAATGTTAGAAAAACGACCAATAATTGTAGATGAAAATATGATTGTATTAGGTGGTAATATGAGATTAAGAGCTTGTTTAGATGCAGGATTTAAAGAAGTTTGGATTGAGCAAGTTACTAATTGGACTGATAAACAAAAAAAAGAATTTATAATAAAAGATAATGTGGGATTTGGTGAATGGGATTGGGACATATTAGGTAATAATTACACTTTTGAAGAATTAGCCGACTGGGGCTTAGATATTGTTACTGGTTCGGATGAAATTGAAGATTTATCTGAAGCATTAATTGCAGATTTAAAATTAGAAATAACAGTTAAGTCCGAAGATGAACAAGAACAATTATTTGAGGAGTTAAGTAAAAGAGGATATAAATGCCGAGTTTTAACATTGTAAAAAAATCAAAGCCTTCTGAAAGTTTTCGTGTAGCTTCGGTAATGGGTAAATTTGATTTAAATTCTAATAAAATAGAGGAAACATTTGTTGGTAATATAGAATTACCAAAAAAATGGCAAGTCGGTTTAATTGTTGGCGCAAGTGGTACAGGAAAAACTACAATTGCTAAAGAATTATTTCCTAAATCATATATAACAAATTTTAAATATAAAGCTGAATCTATATTAGATGATATGCCAAAAGATAAATCAATTGATGAAATTGTAAAAACATTTAATGCGGTAGGTTTTTCTTCTCCACCAAGTTGGTTAAAGAGTTATAATGTATTAAGCAATGGTCAAAAAATGAGGGTTGATTTAGCTAATGCTTTATTAAATAATAATAAATTAATCGTGTTTGATGAGTTTACTTCTGTGGTAGATAGAAAAATTGCTCAGATTGGTTCATACGCAGTTCAAAAAAGTGTGCGTAGAACAAAAAAACAATTTATAGCAGTCAGCTGTCATTTTGATGTAGAAGATTGGTTAATGCCTGATTGGATATTTAATACAGATACAATGACTTTTCTAAATTTAGAGAAGCAAAAAAAAAATAGACCAAAAGTTAATTTACAAATATTCGCTACAAAAGATAAAACAATCTAAAAAGCTTTTGCTAAACATCACTATTTAAGTCATAGTCATCATAATGCAGCACACACTTATGTTGCATATATAAATAATCAATTAGCAGGTTTTATTTCTATTTTACATTTTCCACATCAAAGATTAAAGAATATGAAAAAAGTTCATAGACTTGTAATATTACCAGATTTTCAAGGAATTGGATTTGGAATAATATTATTAGAATTTATTGGAAAATATTATATAGAAAATAATTATAGATTTTCTATAACTACATCAGCACCATCATTAATTCATTTTTTTAAAAAATCAAATGATTGGAGATTGAAAAGTCATGGTAGAAGAATGGGTGCTAGAACTAAATCTGCTAATAACCAATTAAATAGTGCGTCTGAAAAAAGACTAACAACTAATTGGGAATTTATTATATAAAATATTTTTTTATTTGTAAAGTTTTCTTTATATTTATATTAAATAAAACAAAGAAATGAAAGCTATCGCAAATAAAAATATAATTAGAAAATCAGGTACTAACATTAAAAAAGGTACTATGGTAATTGTAAAAGATAAAAATTTGGTAATAAATTCTAAAGTTATGCCAGAAGTGTTAACTGATATAACTTTACCAAATGGTGAAAAGTTTCACACAACTAAAAGAATAGCAGATAAATATTTTAATTGGATAGTATAAATAATATAGGTGCTGATAACTTGTAGTACACTAGAAACAGTATTAGCAATTAAGCAAAACGTAGTCACAGTAGAATAAGCAGCACCTTTTTAAAATAAAACAAATGAAAAATACTTTTTTAAAATTAGGAGATAATTTTATAATAAATAAAATATCTAGGTATGGTAAAAAAATAACTCAAAATAATACAGTAATAGCTATTGTACATAATAGAGTTGTATTAAGTAATGGTGATGAATATCACAAAAATCAAATAAATATATAAAATGTCAGAAACAATAATAAAGTTAGAAGAAAACGATATTCTCTACAGTAGTTGGGGATATGAACAAACCAATATTAACTTTTATAAAGTTAAAAGGTTATGCGGCAAGACACAAGTCGAGCTAGTTAAAATTGAAAAGAAATATGCAGATGTACAAGATTCTCATACTACAGATAGTGTAATTCCTTATCCTGCATCAGAATTCCCTAAAAAGTTTAGAAGAAAAGTTTATAATCATACAAGACCAGGTGTAATGATAAAGTCTTATGAATGGGCTACTTTATGGGATGGCAAACCTAAACATCAAACAAATGCTCATTATGGGCATTAAAAATATGGATATGGAAAATAAAATAATTACAAAAGAAGAAATCGAAAAATATATAATTTTAGAATTCGATAAAGAATTACATAAAATATTACAATATAAATACAATAATTTTATATATAATATGTATAATAACTATGACCAATCAGAAAAAGAATTAGATATTATTATTAAAAAAATTATTTTAAGTAGTTGGTTTATTAGAAATAAAAAATTACATAAACAAATATGTGAATTATTTAGATATGATGAAAACCACGCTTCAACAAATGTATTTAAACATATGAAAGCAAATTTATATGAATATGAATTTTTTTTAGAAGATTGGTATGATGAACAAATAGAAAAACAGAATAAAAATATTAGTGTTTGGAAAAATAAATAATAAATAAATATTTCATTTTTTGTTTTTAAAAGTCCTCTTGCAAAAGGGGATTTTTTTTATGTAATTTTGTAAAATGAAAACGAACAAAATCGAACATACTAAAAAAGCAATTCTTGAAGCATTAGAAAAATCTTTAGGTGTAGTTACAACTGCCTGTAAACAGGTTGGAGTTGGTAGAACTACATTTTATGAGTATCTTAACAAAGATGAAAGTTTTGCAAACAAAGTTGCTGATATACAAAACATAGCACTTGACTTTGCAGAATCACAATTACATAAACAAATACAAGATGGTAATACATCAGCAACAATATTTTATCTTAAAACAAAAGGAAAGAAACGTGGTTATGTTGAACGTAGTGAAATAGTTCACGATGGTGCAATTAAATCAACACTAATAGAATGGAAACCCAGTCAAGAAGAATAGAACAACATTGCAATAGGCAATTTTATGATTTAATAAATTCAGAAAAAAGATTTAAAGTACACCAAGGAGGAACAAGAAGTGGAAAAACTTATGCAGTTTGTCAATACTTGACCTATTTGTTAACTGAATCAAAAGAGCCTTTGGTTATATCTATTATTAGAAAAACATTACCTGCTTTAAAAGGAAGTGTATTAAGAGATATAATTACGATTCTTGAAAAAACAGGGTTATATTATTTAGGTGTTCATAATAAATCAGCAAACACTTTTGAATATGGCAAACATCTAATAGAGTTTTTATCAGTAGATGAACCACAAAAAATTCGTGGTCGGAAAAGAAACATTGCATTTTTAAATGAGGGCAATGAATTAACTATTGAAGATTTTCGCCAAATTAATATGAGGACATTAGATATGGTTATTGTTGATTTTAACCCAAGTGACCCAATACATTGGATTTATGATGATTTAGTACCTCGTGATGATTGTGACACTTGGATAACAACATATAAGGATAATAAATTTCTTTCTAAAGATTTAGTATATGAAATAGAAAGAATGAAATTAAAAGACCCTGATTATTGGAGAGTATATGGAGAAGGACAAAAAGCAATATTTAGTGCTAGACAAATATTTAATAATTGGAACTTTATTAATTATAGTGACTTTCCAGAATTTGATATTAATAATGATGGTATAATCGGCATTGATTTTGGTTTTAGTAATGACCCTACTGCAATAGTCATTGGATTTAAAAAAAATGATAAACTATTTTTTCACGAATTATTATATAATAAAGGAATGACAAATGATGAAATAGCAGAATTTATTAAAGCTAGTGGATATGAACAAGTAATTTGTTATGGTGATTCAGCAGAACCAAAATCAATAGAAGAAATAAAAAGAAAAGGTTTATATATCAATCCTGCTCGTAAAGGTCAAGGAAGTGTAAATGCAGGAATTAGTTTATTAAAAGAATATGAAATATATATAAGTAAAGAATCATTAAATATTGTAAAAGAATATCACAGTTATTATTGGACTGAAATGAAAGATGGAACTATAATTAACAAGCCTTTAGATAGAATGAATCATTGTATGGATGCTATGAGATACCTTACTTTTAGTAGTTTTGGAAAGCAACAAAACTTCTTTGTAATATAATTATTATTTTTGTAAGATAAATCGTAAGCGAATGGCATCTATTTTTTCAAGAGTTGGAGATATACTTAAAAAGAATTTTCAAAATACAAACACAGGATTTAACAAAATTATTTATAATTATCTAGGACAGTCAATAATTTGGAATCCTGAAAATGATGATACATATATTAAAAAAGGATATATGTTTAATTCAACAGTTTATTCTATTGTTAATTTAATAGCTAAAACTGCGAGTAACATTCCTTTTCAAATTTATGAGGTTAAAAATGAAAATGAGTTAAAAAAATACAAAGCAATGACAAGTGGTTTAATGAATGGAAACATTTTACATAAATCATTATTACAAAGAAAACACGCTTTAGCAGAATTAGATGGTACAGATTTGCATAAACTTTTAGAAAGACCGAACCCAGCTCAATCTTATAGCAGTTGGATTCAAGAAATTATAGCATTTGGTAAATTAACAGGTAACAGATATGTTTATGGAATAAAACCAGAATCTGGACCAAATCAAAGTAAATGGCAAGAACTTTATGTATTACCAAGTCAATCAGTAGAAATAAATAGTAATGGAATATTTGAACCAGTTGCAGGATATAGTTTAGATTATTCAGGTGAATATAAAATTGATGCAGAAGATATATGTCATATAAAAGATTTTAACCCATATTATGATGGAACAGGTTCACACCTTTACGGAATGTCACCACTTAAAGCAGGTTTAAGAAGTTTAGACACAAATAATGAAGCAGTAACAACTGGTGTAAAATATTTACAAAATCAAACTTCAAGAGGTGTGTTAATGTCAGATGAAGGGGATTTAAATGAAGTACAAGCACAACAATTAAAAGATAAATTTAGACAACAATATCAGGGTAGTGATAATGCAGGTGATATTATTATAACA